TCGGTCTGCTGCCACGCCGGGGCGGAAGGGTCCGAACAATCGGGGATGATGTCGGTCGTCGTGGTCGAGGAGAACGTGATCCCCCGATCCGTATTAATGAGGCAGGGGTGCGCGAAAACCTCAGGCGTCGCGCCGTTGCCAATCTGGATCAGAAGCTTCTCGCCGCTGACCACGTCCACTTGGGCCATGTCATTGCTCCATAGGCAGGCGGCCCCTGAATGGGGCCTGTGATCCGCGCGAGGCGGTATTTCAGGTGGTCGGGGCCAGCTCGTAGCGAAGCTGCACGATGCCCCGGCTTGTCAGCCCGTCAGCCTCCCGGCCGGTGCGGGCGCTCTGGACCTCAAAGGTCACGACCTCGAACCCGGTTACAGTCAGCGCCGCGTCGAGCAGCCGCGTCAGCCCGGCCACGATCTGCCGGACCTCAACGGTCCCCGGCTTGCGCGACCACGCATCAAGCTGGACTGTCACCTCGACCCCGTCGTGGCACTCGTCATCGCTCGGCACGCTCTGCATCGGCCCGAACGACACATAGGGGAAGGTCGCACTCACCTGTCCCGCGCCGGTCGTCGGCACCTTGTCGTAGATCCGGTCGCCGATGAGCGCGCCAAGCCCGGCGTCGGCCTCGACCGCCGCGACGATGGCCGCTTGAAGCGGGGCCTGGGCGTCGATCATTCCCGCAGCCCCTTGGAAATCGCCCGCGCCAGACGGCGCTTGATGCGCGCCCGGTTCACCCGGACCACCGGATAGAAGAACGGCTCGGCCGGAACCTGAGACCCGTCCGGGGCCATGTGACCAAGCTCAACCCGCGCCGCGTAGGGGCGGCCCTTTTCGTCCTTGGCGTCCGCCAGAACCACGGCCGATACGTCCCCGAGGCGGCCTTCCTCTTTACGCACCGAGTCCCGTAGCTGGCCGGGGTTCTTGTCCTGACTGACCGGGGCGATGGCCTTCATCTGCGCCACCAGCTCGTCAGCCGACTTGTTCACCATCTTGACCGCAGCAGCGCGAGCCTTGGCAGGCATGGCGTCCAGACGGCGGCGCAGGCGCTCCAGACCCTCAATCCCTCGGGTCATCCGTCCGCCACTCCAGCCTCAAGGGTCATGAGCCGCCAGTGGTTCAGGCCGTCCATGTCCTCGTTGAACCGCACGTTGAACGTCCGGCCCGAGCGCACATCAACCGCCCGGTCCCCGGGGCCGATCCCGCGGGTTCCGGCATCCGACGCCACCCAGAAGTCAAACAGCGTGTTGCCCGTCAGTCGGGACGCCTGCACGTCTTCGCCGCCCCGCGTCGGCTTCAACTCGCCGTAGCGCTCAACCCCGAGGTCGGCGAAGTTGCCCTCCTCGTTGCCGTATTGATCGCGGACGATGCTACGGCGCTGAAACTTGATCCGGGCCGTCAGCTTCGGGGTCTGGCGCATCCGGGCCTCGCTTGGGGCTTTGCGTCCGCACTGCATCGCCTCGGGCAACCGCCCGCTCGGCGCACTCGCGCGTGACGTTGAAGGTTCCGACCGGATAGGCGACCGTCACCCGACGATCCGCCTCCGGCACAAAGTCGAACGGGCGGGTCACATTGATCCAAGGCATCAGGACCACCGCCACGAAGCGATCAGGCTCTCGACCACCACCGGCAGCCCCGAGGGCGCCAGAGGCCAGTCGCGGGCCATGTAGAGATATTCGACCATCAGCTTGCACGCCTCGGCCACACCGGCCGGAGCGGTCGCCTCGCCAGCCGTGAAGGCGATCACCACCCGCTCGGCCGCGTCCGGGTCCAGCACAGGCCAGACCGAACCGTCCGTAGCGAAGATGGCCACCGTCTGGCCACGCGGGCGCACCACGTAATCCGCTTCAGGCAGGGCCACCGCCCCGAGGACTTCGTCGGCGTAGGTCACTTCAACCGAGGACGCATCGACCCCGGCAATCGGCAGGCGCATCGGATAGCGCCAGCCCGGCAGAACCCACTCAAGGCCCTGCGAAAGGAACCGGCGCTGCGTCGTGGCCTCAAGGGCATCCGTCGCAGCGCCGATCAGGGAGGTGATCCGCGCGTCGTCCTCGGTGTGGAGCACCTTCAAGTGCTGCTTCGTGTCGGCCAGCGACACCAGCAGCCCGGAAGGCGGAGTGACGACGCGCACGGTCATGGTCAGGCCACGATCTCGTCAACCGAGGCCAGGTCGCGCTCATTGGCCGGGCCATAGGCCGGGTCGAGGCCGATCACGAAGCCGCCGGCGTCGGAGGTCGCGGTGCCGACAGTGACGGTCAGGCGGAAGTGCGTGAAGCCGTTGTTCACGTCCAGCTCTTCCTGACGCAGGTTGATGAACGCCTGCTTGTTGTCGTCGGTGCCGGCCTTGGTCAGTTGGGTGATGGCCTTGCCGGTGATGTCCTTGGCGCCAGCGCCGGCCGACGAGGTGGCCTGCTCCAGCTTGGCATCGACGGTGGCCGAAGTGCCCAGATCACCGGCAGTCACCACCGCCATGAACGACAGAAAGTCCTTCGCGGCGATCCAGCCGGTCGAGACAGCGCCCGCCGCGTAGGCGTCCGGGTCGATGATGCCGACCAGCGCAACGCGCTGCGACGGCAGAAGGGTCGGGGTCATGTGACCTACTCCTCAGATTGTGGGGGATGGGCCGGGGCGATTACCCCGGCCCTTGCCGTCAGGCGCGATCCGCCAGGGCGACGAAGTGCGACTTGGTCGCGGCGGAGCGAGCCGGGGTCACCGGGGCCGACAGGTGCGGCTGGCCGCCCATGCGGAAGGTCCAGCGGAACGCCTGCGCGCCATAGTCGAAATACAGGTGGATGCTCGACGCGAAGTCGATGCCGCCGCCCTGCTTCGTGATGGCGTAGTAGCCCGCCGGGTCGAACAGGACGATGTCGCCCTTGTCGCCCAGGGTGTCGGCGTGCTCGCTCAGGATCACCGGACGCCCGAACAGGAAGCCGCCCGGAGCGTTCTGGAAGCCGGTGGCCGGCGGGGTCCAGATCGGCTGGTTACCCAGCACCATCGTGGTCAGTTGCGGGATCACGTCCGGGTTAGCGACCCACACCGTGTTAGCGATGTTGCCCGGCAGGATGCGCGAGAACATCTTGGCGACGTTGGCGGCGACCAGAGTGTCAGCGGCCTGACCCGACTCCTTGGCGACCTCGACCAGAGCGGCCGAGTTCATGAAGCCCAGCGGCTTGCCGACGCCGTCACCCCACATGATCGCGTCCGACGCCTTCCAGCGGATGGCGCGGGCGGCCTGACGGGTCAGGCGGTCGTTCAGGCGGGGAGCGTCCGAGATCAGCTCGTCGGTGGCCACCACGAACGCATACAGCTCGTGGAGACGAACGTCCGAGCCCTTGGTGTCGAGCTTCGACGGGGTCATCTGCGAGCCCTCGGCGCGCCACGACGCCTGCACGCCCGAGGAGCCCCACGGGGTGGTTTCGTCCCGCAGGACGCGGACCACGTTGGACGAGGTCGGCTCCGGCGTGACCAGGTTCAGCAGGTCGTCGCCGTTGAAGACCAGTTCCATCACCTGCTGACGGAACTCCGCCGGGATCAGGTAGCCTTCGCCGCTGGTGCCGCTGGACTCGTGCGAGTTGCCCGGCAGGGCCGCGAGGCGCGGATCGACGACGTGATCGACCGACGCATTGCGAACCGACAGGGCGAAGTCCGCGAGGTTGCGGAAGCCGCCAGTGGTCTCCGGGTTCGCCTCGCCCACGGTGCGGGCGGTCGAACGGGCCGGGGCCGGAGCGGAGAACATGCCCGCGCGGCGGTTAGCCTTTTCCTTCGCCTCGATCTTGGCGTCCAGATCGACGACCTCGGCCTCAAGGGCCGAAATCTCGCCGTCCAGAGCCGCCAGACGGGCGTCCTCTTCTGCGGTGCGCTCGGCCTTGTCAGCCAGAGCGTTATACTCGGTCATCGCCGCCTTGCCGCGCGTGGCCTTCTGGGTGCGCTGCTGGCGGAGTTCGTTCAGGGTCATGGACCTCAACTCCATAAGCAGCCGGGGCAATGCGCCGTCGTCCTGTGGCCCCGGCGGAGCACAGGCGGCGATCCTGTAGGGATGGGGAAGGTCAGGCGAAGGCGAGCGCCGAACGCCTGCGATACTTGCGCGAGCCAGCGGTCAGACCCGCCAGAACCTCGGTCATGGTGGCGACGCGGTCAGCCATGCCGACAGCGACAGCGCGTTGAGCCGACACAACACGGCCCTGGCCGAAGTCCTCGCGCACCTTGGTCAGCGAAACGCCCCGTCCCGCAGCCACGGCGCGCACAAAGTCATCATGCGCCTCGTTGACCGAGCCCATGATGCTGGCCCGCGCCTCCTCGGTCAGGGGCTCAAACGGGCTCCCCTCCGCCTTGAAGGGCGTCGAGCGCATGATCGTGGTCTTCACCCCGAAGTCTTCCAGCGCCTTGGACAGATCCATGTGAACCGCCAGAACGCCAATCGAGCCCACCTCAGCCGAGGGAGACACCACGACCTCGCTGGCCTGCGCGCCGATCCAGTAGGCCGCCGAAGCCATGAGGCTGTCCGCCACCGCGATCACGCGCTTCTGACCGGCCGCTTCCGCCACCGCCGCCGCCGTCTCGGCCGTGCCCGCCACGGTGCCCCCGGGGGAGTCCACGTCCAGAACAATCGTCCCGACATCGGCGTTCGCCACCGCACGGGCCAGAGACGCCCGGAAGGCCGCCATCGACCCACGGTTCGACAGGGCGCCCTGAAGGCCGAGGATGGCAATCCCGCGCGGGGCCTCCGGCGACACCGTCCGGCTCTCGCGCGCGAAACGCTCCTCATCGACGGCCAGAAGGCGCTCACCGGCAATCCCGGCGAAGCGCATCAGCAGGGGGTTGTCGGTCATTCCGGCGGCTCCTCACGTTCCGCCGGGCTGGACCCGGCAGGCGTCATGTTCAGCGGGGTCTCATAAACGTCACCGCTCGGCCCAATCGGGTCCAGGTTCTCAAGGCGGCGCACATCGTTGATCGAGAGCCAGCCCCACTGGCGGCCCTTGGCGTAGCTATCCCAGCGGGCGCGAATGTCGCCCCGCAGCAGGCCCGCCACGTTGATCTCGACGTAGTGATCGTCAGCGTCTGAGCCGATCAGCAGCGCCCGTTCTGCGGCCTGCTCCCACGCCGCCACGTAGGGCGCGAGAGTGTACATCACGAACTCGATCGACTGCTGTTCGATGTTGTTGTTCGTCGCCCGCTCCAGCATCCCGACGCGGTGCGGGGGCATGTTCCAGATCGACGCGACTTCGTAGCCGCACTGCTTTTTCGTTTCGAGGAACTGCGCCTCATCGTTTTGGACAGAGAACGGCGTGTATTCCGCGCCTTGCAGCAGCAGCCGGTCCCGGTGACGGTTCAGCCCCGTCCCGCCTTCGCGCCACGCGGCCAGAAAGTCCGCCTGATCCTGCTTCGACTTGAACGACCCGGGGTGCTTGATAACCCCGCCGCCGGACCCTCCGTTCGAGAAATACAGCGCCCCGAACCGCTCGACCGCCATGGCCTTCGCCAGCGTCTCCCGGTCAGTCTCAAACACCGGCCGGCCGCGCAAACCGTCCTCGGTCAGAGGGGCCTTGCGGATGTGCCAGATCTCCTCGTCGGAGTAGATGTCGCTCCCGACCTCCGGCTCCAGACGCTTGACCTCGTAGAACACCTGGTCGCCTTGGCGGAAAACCCGCAGCACCCGCGCCGGGTGGATGGGGTCAAGCTCGCCAAGGGGGCCGCCATCCGACGCCGGGATGATCCGGGCATAGGCATTGCGCCAGAACGACAGGTGACGCTGAAGCTCGTCGCGGAACTCCTGCGCCGTCTGGCGCCGGTTCGGACGCTTGTGCAGCAGCCGATAGGCCGGGTGATCCCGCACCACCTCGCGGCGGTCATCGTCCAGCCGACGAAAGACCTTCATCGGTAGAGTCGAGATCGGGCCTGCAAGCGCCTCCTCGCACGCCCGCACGGCCCAATGCTGGCGCGCGGTCGTCGCGTCCACAACCTCGCCCGCCATCGTCGGGGGCAGGGGAGGAACCCACCAGCGGTCGTTCCCGGCGTCGCGCGTCGTTGTGCTCAGGCCGACGCCCGAGGCCATCACCGCGACAGCCCGCTGAACGATGTTCATCAGACCATCACCAGAATGTCGGAGCCGGTGATCTTCATTCCACCCTCCGGGTTCCGGCTCATCAGAATGGCCGCGTTGAACAGCGCCACCAGCGGGTCGATCTTCGCCCGCCCGGCCGTCTGCTTTGTAATCAGGTCAGCGCCACCGCGCGTCTCAACCTTCGCGTTGCCGACACACCAGGCCATCATCCGCGAGCCGGAGTGCCACAGCGTGCCGTTCTTTAGCTTAAGCGGCAGGTGCCAAGTCGCAGGAGAGAGCGCCGCCCCCTGCCGGATCGACAGCACCTGCGGCTCCGAGATGGAAAGCATCGCTAGCTCATCCACCAAAGCGCCAATCGCGAAGGCGTCGCAGCCGACGCCACCCTCACTAGGCATTAGCCCGCTGTCTCGGACTTGAGCGCAGATTTCAGCCGTCTCCCGAATAGGCAACAGAGGGTCATCGGTGATCACCAGATCACCGTCACGCTCAAAGTCCCGCAGGACCGTGGCGATCTCCTTGCGGCGCTCCAGAACATCGTCATGAGCCCACGCCTTCGACCAGCACAGCCAGTCCCGCGTCGTGCGACACCTGCCAATGACCCCGACGCCGAACAGGTCGTCCAGACCGCCGCCGTCGATCCCGACCACCGCCACCTCAGACCGCGCCAGCAAATCCGGCAGGTTGGCCAGCGTCGGGTCGGCCGCGCCTTCCCAGTAGTCCGCGCCCGGCCAGCGATTGTTCGCCAGCTTCAAGCCGATCTCGACGTTCAGGTGCTTGGCCAGAAAGACCTGAAGCTCCCCGCCCGTGGCGTTGCGGACCTTCTTCAGCTCGTCCTCTAGCCAATCCCGATCAACCGACCGGCCCAGGTTCGGGTTCGTGACGTAGAAGTTCCGGGGCTCCAGATACGCCTGCGCCTCGACCATCTCCTCGGGGAACTCATAGAGCACCGGGAGCGACTTCGGGTCGTTGACCTCGCCGTCCCGCACCTGACGGAAATAGTCCAGCTTGGACTTGAAAACCCCGGCCGGTTCCTCGTCCGACTGCGTTGAGAGGTAGATCACGAACCCTTCGGGCCGCGACACCAAACCGCCCGTCGCCTCCCGAAGCATCGAGTCAGCCTTCGGCTTCTTCCCGAACAGCCACAGCTCATCCACCAGGACGAACGCCGCCTTCTTGCCCGACACCGTCTCGTTGTCGGCGGCGACCACCTTCAGGACCGCTTTCGTGGTCCGGTGCGTGATCGTCCGGGTGTGCTCTTGCACATGGATCAGGCGGTCCAGCTCGGGATCGGCCTTCACCATGTCCCGCGCCGGGAGAAAGGCGTTCTGCGCCACCTCAATCGTCGGCGCCAGGATCAGCAGTTCAGCCGAGTGCCGCCAGTTCACGATCAGGGCTGTGACCATGATCCCGGCCGCTATCGTCGATTTGCTGTTCTTCTTTGCAATGAGCAAGAAAAACTCTCGGATCAGGCGCTGCCCGGTGTCCGGCCGCTCCGCCCCGAAGATGGCCGACACGAAGTCAAACACCCACGGCTCGCAAGCCTCGCCGAACGTCGGCTGGCCCGCCGCATCAACGATCCGCAGGCTCTTGAACACTTCCAGCGCGTGCGCCGCCGTCTCCGCAAACAGCGGGGCAGGGATCAGAGACTGCCGGGCAACGATCCGTTCCCGCCAGTCCAGACACGCCGTGCTCGCCTGCATCAGTCGTTATTGACCACCAGCTTCGGCGGCGTCCGGGGAGCAAAGCGCCCAGCGCTCGCCACGTCCTCCGCCGCCTGTTGCCGCTGCTCCTTCTTGCCCGGAGCCGCGTCCGCCGCCTTCGCGTGGACGAAGGGCGCCGCCGCAATGGCCATACGGTCCCGCCGGGCCTCATCCGCGCCGTCGTCGTTCATGACCGACAGCATGTAGGTCAGCGGGTCCATGCCGGACTTGCGCGCCGCCTTCTTCACGTCAGCCGGGGCCTTGGCGATGACCTCGGCCTTCGCCGTCTTCGACCCCTTGGGCCGCCCTGCGCCGGGCCTGTAACCGCCTCGGGGCATGATTGATAACCTCAGCTTATGGACTGCCTTGAAATCATAGGCGATGATAAAAAGTGTGCGTGATTGGCCGGGCTGTCAGCACCCGGAGCGTTTTCGGAGGATTTGCACCCCCCCTACCCCTTGGTCCGCAGCATCTTGGTCCACCTGCGCCAATCGCCTTCGGCCTCGACCGACACGGCGATCCCGACCATGCGGCCGTTGAGGCGAACGGGCCTGAACAGCCACGCCCACGGCGGGAGGACGCGCCGCCGGTTGGCTACGGTCTCATTGAGTGAGGCCACGGCGAGCGCGAGGTCACGCGATGCCTGCTCAACGCGGGCCACCAGAGGGTCGAGGTTGGACATCAGTCCCACACTCCCTTGTGCTTGATGCCGGCCTGCTCCTGCCGCTGCTTTGGTCCCGCATGGCACGGGGCGCACAGCGTGGTGAGGTTCTCCCGGTCCCAGAACAGGGTCGGGTTGCCTCGGTGCGGCTTGATGTGGTCGGCCACCAGCTTGGACGTGTCGCCCTGTAGCTGACCGCACATGGAGCAGGCGAAGCGGTCCCGGGTGAAGGTCTCCATGCGGAGGCGCCTCCATCGGGCGAGGCTATACCAGTTTCGCCATGGGGCGTTTGCCCTGGTGGTAGGCTCCACCTCCGGCGCGCGGGTGATCCGTGCCGGTAGAGGAGTGATCCTCGGGCCTAACTGCTTCAGCCTGCTTCCCGTCTTCGCCACGTGGCTAGCCTCCGACAGAGGACGGGGTGAGGCCGATTATGTCGGCTTGAGGTGTCCGGGCGTGCCCGCCATCCGCCTCTCAATGCGCCCGGTCAGGGGGCCGCGCCGGCGTGATCTTCTCGATCTATGGTCAGGCGTGTTTGCGCTGCCTTGGCCCGGGACTGGACCAGCGGAAAATGGCGCGGCTGTGCCCGCAAACGGCGAAGCCCCGGCCGGTGTGGCGCGGGGCTCCAGACGCACGTCTTGTGGGTATCTGTTTGATGCCGGGATTCGCCGAACCAGTCAAGCGCCGCTTTGCGGACCGAGGCAGCAGGGCCCCACAAATGCGTCAGGGGCGGAGGGTGCGCAAAAAATGCACAGACCCTATTGCGCAAATCCTGCGCATGTGAGATAACAAGTCATCGGCGGGCGGCAATAGGGCAGCAGCCGACAGGACAGAGACAGATGGCCAAGCTCGTTAGCACTCAGCGTCACATCAACGAAGAAATCGTCGCCGCCAAGCGCGCCAGCGCCGACTACACCGTGTCGCTGTCTCCTGCGTTTGAGCTGTTTGGCGAGCAAGTCCAACTGGTTATGGACGGCCACCATTCTTACGCCGCCGCCGTTGCCGATGGTGTTGAGCCCGAGTTTGTTACCCTCGGCATCGCGGACAGCGACACCATCGCCCTGCTGATCTCCGGCAACGTCGAAGACTTCCTCGCGGCTACCTACATCGACAGCGACATTTACGACATCATCACCGGGCAGGACCTGTGACCGCCGACCAATACCGCGCCGCCCTGACCGAACTTGGCCTGTCGCAACTCGCGGCGGGCCGGTGGCTGGGTGTATCCAAGAGGACAGCCCAGAACTACGCGACTGAGGGGCCAAGCCCGCCAGCCGCGCGCGCCATCCGCACGATCATGATGCTACCGCCGGAATGGCGCGACGCCGCCTTAGCTGACGCCCCCGAATAGACAGAGCCCCGCCGGTCGGACCTGCGGGGCTCTTTTTCGACTGCGCCAATCAACGGCGGTGTCGTTTCGATCCGCGCCCCGTCAAGGGCGACGCATGGAAGATGCCGACGTATGCGGCGACGGTCAACCAGACTGAGACACTACCGCCTAAACGAGATCCAGCGCCTGCGCCGTCATGTCCAGCGCCACGCGGAGGTCACCCTCCATGATCAGGGCCTCGCGCTCCTTGTCCCGGGCCTGGGATTGCTGGCCGATCTGGCGCAGGGTGTGGCCTTCGCCGCAGACCATGGACAGCAGGGCATAGAGCCCCTCAGACCCTGTTGCGTAGCGGATCGCCGCGCGGACCTGCATCAGACGCTCGCGGGCCGCCACACGGCGCTGGATCATGTCAACCTCGCCACCAGCCCCGTTGTCGTTGGCGCTCGACAGGCCGTCCCGGTGCGCGCAATCCCACTGAGCCCGGAACATGTCCCCCGCTCGCATCTGCCGGGCCGTCAGGCGATTGGCGCTGCACACGATGCGCCAGCCATCGCGGGTGCGGACTGCGCCGGTCTTGTGCGTCTCCACACCACGATCCCCGAGGAGCTGGTCCTGCATCTGACCGGCTCGGGCAAGGTCCGCCGCCTCAATGTCCGCCATGTGCCGTTGAATGCGGTCGTCGATGTCGTCCAGCAGGTCAGCGGCCTTGGAGTAGAACGCCAGCGACAGGGCCTGATCGACCTGGGCCATCAGACGCCCTAGCTGCAACTGCGGGAATGCCTCGGCCCGGCCCCGGACAATCTCTGCCCGGTCGATCAGCTTGCGGCGCTCAAGGGCCATGCGGGCCTCGGCTTTGGCGGTCATGCGGGTCACGCTGCGGCTCCTTGGTCGGGGGTGTGGTGGTCGTTGGCGTGCGGCTTCGGCCCCCAGGTCGGTTTCCACTCGCCGGTCTTGGCGAAGTGCTGAAGGCGGTGGGCGGCAAGGGCCGGATCGGGCGAGACGGGCGGCGTTGGCGCCGCGTCAGGCGCGCAGCTTTCCCACGCTCGGTCTTTCAGCCACCGCTGGAGGCCAGGGCCTCCGGTGCGGTGGACGTCTGGATCGCTGCGGACGTATGCGCGAACTGCAGCAGCGATGCGCGACGGCTCTTCGAGCTTGACCGCGCGAACCCACTCTCGCCATGCCGCTCCCTTGCTCTTCGCGCGCTTTCGCATCTCCGGCGTGCACGCATCCCAGGCGGCCGCGAAATGCTGGTCGCGCAGCCATGGCTCGCCGGCCTTCGCCGCCACAGGAGGCGAAGCCTCCAGTTCTTCTTTCTGGTATCTGGCTTCTGGCTCTTGGGTCTTAAGCGGGGTGTTATCCTGTGGGTTATCCGACTGCATTTTTCCTTCACGTTTTCCGAGTGTTGGGTTGCCTCCCATTTTTCCGTTTTTTCGGGCGATTGCCGCGCGCCTGGCGTCATTCACCATGCGACGGGAGAAGATGCGACCGGCGCGGTCACGCGAGAACACGCCGTTTCGTTCTAGCTCGCCAAGCAGGTCGGCAGCCTCAGATCCCGAGCACCCGGTCATTCGAGCGAGCGCGGTTTCGTCAAGGCCTCGACCAGCTACCGCGACGTAGCCGATAGGGTCGTGTGCTGACGCGATGCAGAGCATGCGCATCCAGAGCCCCTGCGCCGCGAGGGAGCAGAGGCGGAGGGCCGGATCAGATTCCCAATCCGACCAATAGAACTTGGTCCAGGTCGTGCCGCTCACAGCAAATCTACCCAACCGGCACGACCACCCTTCCTCGCATTGCATCGCGGGCAGAGAAGCTGAAGGTTTTCCTCAACGTCCGCCCCGCCTAGAGACCGCGGAATGATGTGGTCTACGTGGAACTCGCCGACGAAGTAAGTGCCCGGCTCCTCAGAAGAGCCGTCTCCGTGCGCCTGATGCCTCATGCAGCCTGGACAGGTAAACGTGTCCATGGCCTTGAGCTGGTCCGAGGTGAGCTTCGGCCGCTTGCGGTCCTTATGGCTCTCATCGGAGAGCGGCAACTTCACGATGCAGCACATCCAATCATCCGGATGCCGGAACTGATCCTCAGGCCAGTAAATGAGTCCGAGGTTCTTCAGAGTGGCGAGGCCGTCTAGAACTTCGCGACGGCCGGCATGGGTGAACGCGATCAGCGCCTCCACCTCAATGTCGACGTAGCCGTCAAGTTGGCAGCGCGCGACGAGATCAATCCAGATCAGCTTCGAGACGGGAGTGCCGGTGCGAATGCGGCGGGCGTAGGCGATGGCTTGAAACGGCATCAGGCATGCGCTCCTGCGTATTGGATTGGATGATCTTCGTCCCGAATGGCGCTGCACGCGATCTCGACATGGGCGTGAAGCGTGCAGGTCGGGCCGGACCGGTTCTTCGGGACGATGATCTCAAGTTCATTGCGCTTTCCGACGGCCAGCGCCTGATCCTCGTCGCTGGGCGAGCGCTCCAGATAGTAGGCGTCCCGGTAGAGCAGGCCCACGAAGTCCGCGATCTGCTCAATGGAGCCGGACCAGTTCAGGTCGCCCATCGTCGGGCGCTTGTCGTTGCGGCCTTCCGGGCCACGGTTGACCTGGGCGGCGGCGATGATGGGCGCGCCGATCAGCCGGGCGGCCTCTTTCAGCCGGTCCACAACGTCAGCCCGCTCGGCGGCCTTGCTGTCCCGGGCGATGCTCGATTGCACCAGGCCGATGTGGTCGATGACCACCACGCCCGGCTCAATGCTCTTGCGCTCCCATGCCCGCATCTGGCGGCGGGACATGCTGATGATCTGGTCGAGGTTAAGGCCGCCCCTGTCGTTAACGATCATTGGCAGGCTGGCCAGCTTGCGAGCGGCGTTTCGGGCGCGGTCCCGCTGCTGCGACGTGCCACGACCGTTGATCAGGTCGGCGAACTCCACATTTCCGCCGTCGCCGCCGTAGGGGACGATAGAGCGGTCATAGGCGATGTCGGCAATCATGCGGGCTTGCACAGCGCGCTCGCTCATTTCCAGCGAGAACATGAGGACTCCGCGCCCATGCTCGGCCACGCCGCGCGCCAGACAGGGCAGCATCACGCTCTTGCCCATCGACGTGCGCCCGCCGATAATCCACACGTCGTCCGGCTGCATTCCGCCCGTGATCCGGTCGAGACACGCCATGCCGGTCGAGAGGCCGCGAAAGCGCCCCTCCCAAGCCGCCTCAAGGTTCTCAAGGGCCGTGAGCCCAATGGGTCGCCCGATGGCCTCAGAGCCGCACCTACGGGCAATCTCGGCGGCTTCCCGCTCGATCAGGGCCAGACGGTCGAGCGAGGAACCTTCCGCCACCTTGACGCGCTCTGTAAGCTCAACGATGGCGCGGGACATGGCGGCGTCCACCACGGCCTCGACATGACCCGACAGGCTCCAGACGGCGGCCTTGTCGATCATGTCCCCCAGGTATCTCGCCCCGCCGAACTGCTCATAGGCAAGGCCACCCTTGAGCCGGGCGTTCAGCAGCACCGCGTCGGCGGGCTGGCCTTGTGAGCGGGCCTTGCCGATTTCCTCCCACAAGAGCCGGTGAAGAGGCTCGGCGAAGTGATCCGGGCGCAGGCGCTCAAAGGCATCCGAGCAAGCGTCCGGCTCGTAGAGAGCGCAGCCGATGATGTTCTGTTCAACGGCAAGGATGGCGTCGCTCATGCGGCTTTTCTCGCGCCACCGCCGCCAAACAGGTCGCCCGTGTCCGGCATGGCCGCCTCAAGGTTTCTGACGCCCTGCGCCCAGTAGATCGGATGCAGCTCGGTCCCGATGAACTTGCGACGCTTGCCGATGGAGGCTACGCCTTCAGAGCCGATCCCGCCAAACGGGCTGAGGATCGTATCCCCCTCATTCGACCACAGATCGAGCGCGCGACGTGTGATGTTAAGCGGCATCGGGCACAGGTGCTTTTCCGCGTCGGGGTCGGCCGCCATCTTGACGTTGAGCACGTCAGTCGCGGGAAGGTCGTGGTCGCCGTTGCCGCTCTGGCCCGGCTGATAGTTCCATACCGGCGACGCCAAGTCCTGCCACGGGGCCACGGTTTCAAACTGGCCGACCTTTGGATGCTCAACGGGACGGACGAGCGCCTCCTCACCTGGCTTGGCCCACTTGCGGAAAACAAGCAGATACTCAGGCATCCCGACCCGGCAGAAACTGGCGTCTTTCTGAAACGTTTTCCAGAGCAGGCCGTGAGCGTTAGTTTTGGACCGTTCAAGCACCGGATCGCGCCAAATCGTGATCCGGCAATGGAAGGTCCACCCCTCTTCCAAGTGAACCTGGGTGCACATATCTGAGAACGGACGCAGGCCAGCGTCACCGCGCTCGCTGCTGTTCTGATAATACACCAAGTCCTTGACGTGCAGGGCCGTCAGTCGGCCCGGACGGGTGACGCGCAGCTTCTCACGAACGAGGAAGCGGTAGCGCTCTATAAACTCGGCATCGTCCGCGACGTTGCCCATATCAAAGGCGCTTTCGCTGTAAATATAGAGCGAACTGAACGGGGGGGAATAGACCGAAAGGTCAATGCAGTTGTCCGGCAGTCCCCGGACGAAATCGACGCAATCGGCATTGTAGAAACTCCAGCCGTCGCCATGCGATTGATTGAGAACGTGAGTCATGCGGCCTCCAGCCATGAGGGCAGGACCGCCGGTGTCGCGGGCTGATAGTCCTGCTTTGTGTTGCGGGTTTCTTCGACAGCGCGGGCCATGGCGGCGCGCATCTGAACTTTCATCGCGTCGTGGTCATCGCGCTTGCGGACCACAGCCTGCCAGATGGCCTCTTCGGTTTCAGCGCACATGACATGCACCTCAACGGGCCGGGCTTGACCATATCGCCAGCACCGCCGCACAGCCTGATAAAACGCCTCATACGAATACGACAGGCCAGCAAATCCGACGCGGGCGCAGTGTTGCCAGTTCAGGCCGAACCCGGCGATGCTGGCCTTTGTGATGAGGATGCGAGAGCGCCCCTCGGAAAAGGCCGATAGACCCGCCTCTTTTTGATCGGCCGTCATGCGTCCGTGCACTTCAGCGGCACCCGGCAGTAAAGCGCGAATGGCGTCCGCGTCGTAATCCGTATCAACCCAGATGAGCCACGGCTCGCTCGGCTCGCCGTTGACGATATCGGCGAGCCGGCGCGCGCGGTCGTCAGCCGTTCGGCGCTTTTCCTGATGAATCGATGTCGCCGATGCGGACGGAATGCGGAAAAGCATGGCCTGCCCATTCTCTTCGCCCGCTTCGGATTGAATGTCTGTTTTGACGATGTGTCGGTGCAGATTGAGCGGCGGAAGGTCGTATCCGGCGTTGCTTCCGCCCAGGTCGGCGGGCTTTTCTGCGCACCGCGCCCATGACGACACCCAATCCCAAAACGATGAGACAGCGTGACGCTTCAGTCGGTATCGCCCCATCTCCGATTGGTCCGCGATGAACCAGCGAGACAGCATCTCGCTAGACGACATGACGCCTAGGAATTGCGCGTGCTGTCCAAGTTCCATATGGTCGTTTGGGGCTGGCGTCGCGGTGCAGGCCAGTCGGAAGGGGATTTGCGCCCCGAACGTCATGAGCTGGCGCGTCACGACGCCGGAAAAGTTTTTGATGATCGACGACTCGTCCAGCACCAGACCGCCGAACACGGCGGGATCAAACAGATGCAGTCGCTCATAGTTGGTCAGGTTCAGTCCTGGCCTCACGTCGTCGGCCGACCGGCAGATGGTGACCGCCTCATAGCCAAAGCGCTTGGCCTCGCTGGCGTGTTGAGCCGTCACCCCAAGGGGGGCCAGCATAAGCACCGGCTTCCCAGTTTCGGCGGCGACGGAGTCCGCCCAAGTGAAGGCGCACAGGCTCTTGCCAAGGCCGGTGTCGAGAAAAAGCGCAGCCCGGCCCTTGGAAAGCGCAAACTCAACAGCGTGCGCCTGATGTGCGTGAAGGCAAGCCGGGAGCGTCCGACAGGAAATCCCGCGCGCCTCATGGCGAAGGATAGAGCGGGTCACGAGCGAGCGATAAGCGTCAGTCATTTGCTGCATCCCGTCCGGCGCTGAAAACCCGCTCCGCTTCTGCCCTCGCCACGGGGGCGCGAACGATGTTCTGAACCGCCATGCTGGACATGAGGGACGAGGCCCCGGCGGCGTCTGTATGGGCCGTCAGGATGTCCCGCAGGGCGCGAAGCTCTCCCTTGGCGTGGTGTTCGAGGTCGGCCTTTTCCACCCGGCAGAGACGGGCTTGGGCCGCATGGTAGGCGGCGGCCTCGATGTGCTTGGCCTGTTCGGCAGACCGGGCGCGGGTGCGGTCCCGGTCGATCTTGCCGTCCACTACGTCGAAGGCTTTAGGGGCGCGGCGGGTCATGCGGCCTTCGCCTTCTGGCCCTTGCGCCACGGGTTGTCGTCGCCGGCGCGGCCCCTGCAGTAGGCGATGAACCCCGGCGCGTTCAGGTTCTCCTTCTGCGATCCCCACGCGAGGTTTTCGGGTCGATTGTTCCGGCTGTTCTCGTCCAGGTGCATACACACCGGCTTGCCGGCAGGTGCCGGGCCGTGAAACGCTTCGCAGACAAGCCGCGCGATCTTGTAGTTCCGTCCGCGAAACTGAAGCACGAACCGGAGGTCCGTTTCGTTCCACACGCCGAAATACGGCTCGCCTCCATAGGCGCGCAGGCCGCCGTGCGGCATTTTCCCCAGATAGGGCACGCGCATGATCCGACCATGAGACGACGCGATGTATTCCGGCAGCGACGGGATCGGCCGCCAGACCTCTGCGGTGTTGTCGTTGGCGGCGGTCAAAACGGCACATCCGAGCTGTCGTCGTTGAGGTCGTAGCTCTCGCGCGGCGGCGGCGCGGGCTCGCGAGCATCTGATCCGCCGTCCTGTCGGGCCGACATGAAGGTGAGATCGCTCACGGTTAGGCCCAGGTATGCCTTGCCCTCATGGGCGCGGGCGGACGGGCGACCGGAGACACAGAGCTTGGAGCCCTTGGCGATGTAGGGTGCCAGCGCATCGGCCCGCTTGCCCCAGAGGGCGCAGTCGAACCACGTCGGCTCGCGCTTCTCGCCGTTCTTGTCTTTGCCGTTGTCCACGGCGATGGAGAAGTTCAGAACACGGTCACCGCCCGCGTCTCTGACCTCCTTAACGTTACCCACGTTCCCGGCGATAATCAGGGTCTGCATGTGTCGCTCTCTGCTTGGCCTAACCTTCTCACGGGCGGGCCGATGTTCCAACTTTGTTCTAGTTCAGGCGACGCGCGCCTCATCCCACGGGGTGCGGATCGGCGCGGGCTTCGGGCGCTTGGCAACGTAGCGGTCGATGCGCTCGGCCCACGTCGCGTAGGCGGCAAAATTCTCCGTGGTCGATCGCAGGGGCGCGGCCCCCGCCCGCGCATAGGCCACCGTGCAGTGGCTAGGGCAGTAGGGCGCGCCCTCGCGCACCTCGGCTCCGCAGCACAGTTGCTCGCCCGGGGTGGCCGGGGTTCCGACCGGGAAGGCGCACCGACCGAACGGGCGGCCGATCAGCGGAATGGCGTCTCCTGCGGGCGCGGCCTTGGCCTTAAAGTCGGCCAGGATTGCAGTTCCCTTTTCGTGGAACGCGGCGCGCTTGGCCTCGGCTTCCTCCGGGGAGGGCTGGTAGCCCCAACCGAAGCGGAGGGACTGATGAGAGGCGCGGGGCTTGGTCAGGCGCGGTGCGGCTGGCTTCTCCGGTTGCCGCCGCGCCGGGCGGTCTCCGTTTTGCATCAGGCCCATGCGATGAACGATGCCGATGACCGCGTTCTTCGACCGCCCGGGCAAGCGGCGCGAGATTTCGGTGGCCGAAAGCCCTTCGGCCCACCATTTGGCGACGTCGGCCTTGTCCTCCACCGACCACAGCGTGACTTCGGTCACAGCAGCTCTCCAAAGCTAAGGGGGTTCAGCCGTCCGGCTGGGGCGATGGCCACGCGCACCTTCGGGTCCTTAACGGGGTTGGGGCCGGACCATTCGGCCACGAGCCGAGCGCAGAGGTGATCGCCCTCGATCACGCCGCGCTCGACGAGAAGGTCACTCGGCCCCTTTTCGTAGTTCCCGACATCCCTGCGGCGACGGTCGGGCCGGTCCAGGAGCAGGTGCAGGTCGTATTCGCCCTCGACCCGAACAGCCGGAACCATCGGCGCAGCAGCCTTCCGCCACGCCTTGTATTGGTCCGAGGGGAAGCGGCGCTCCTTGCCCGGGAACAGGTTGTTGACCGAGGGCGGGAAGGGCAGCGAGAAGACGACGGCAACGGTCATCCGACCACCTTTCCGTCCTGAACGAACACGTCCCGCCCGATCTCGACCGGCTTGTCCGACGTGGCGAAGTGCGGGCGACCGTTGGCCCGGTAGGTGATCAGCCACAGGCCATCCCGACGGCGGGTGCAGTGCTCAACGGAGACCTTCACGAGCGGACCTCCGCTCGCAGGAGGGCCGTGGTGGCGTCTCGGAGGCGCAGCGAGGCCACCTGAAGATCCCGGGCGTCCCGGTTCTGGATGGCCGCTTTCTGGCGCTTCCATGCGGCCAGGTATTCGGCCTGTGCGGCCTTGAGCGGGTCGGGCGTCGGAGCGGGCTTGCGGGTCAGGGTGCGGATCATCAGAAGGGGACCTCCGTCTCCGGCAGCAGGTCCAGCCACTGCGGCCTCGGCGCCGGGAGGCACGAGGCGCCAACGGTGGCGAGCACGATGAAGGTCTGCCCCGGATTGCAGGCGGCGAGACGGTTGGCCTCAGCCTTGGCGCTCAGTGCATCGTCGTGACGGACGCGCGGCGGCCCTGCCTGCGGGTTCCAGACGTAGAAGCCGGGCTGTTCATGCTGGAAAGCCATCACGACACCCGCTCCCGCTTCGGAGCCTTCAGGGGGCGGTCCAGCTTGTCGGTGTTGCCGACAGAGGTGGAGAGCCATGCGGTCAGGTCGCGGCGCTGGACCTTGCGGAAGCGAGTGGCGAGAAAGCCTTGCGCCATCCAGAACTGGCCATTCCCGTCGAACTCAAGGGGGTCTGAGACCGGCACTTCCGCGAGGTCGATGCCCCACTCGTCGCAACCGCACTCTGGCACAGGCGGATAAACGCGAGAGACCGTGTAGACCCCGCCAACCGTAAGAAAGCGCCAGTCCGGGTGCTCGCCCTTAGACACGCACACAACCTCGTCGCCCGGCTTGAAGTCACAGGACATGGCGCTCACCCCTTGACGGTGCTGGGCGTCGCGGCCTCAATGGCGCGACGGGCGGCTTTGAGTTGGTCGAGGGCGCGCTCGCAGTCGGCCTCGGCGGCGTGGATGGCGTCCAGCTCGCGGGGCGAGACCCGCCCGTCAGCGATGGCGCGGCGGACCACGCCCTGCGCCTCAAGGACCATCTCCGACAGGTTGCAGGCGGCCTCGCCGATGTTCGCCGCCCCGGCCACCGGGACACGGCGGTCAGAGATAGCGCCGGAGTAGATCGGGCCGCGACCGGCGTAGATTTCCAGCGCATCCACGACATCGACCGGCATCCACTGGTCTTCGTGCGGGGACTGGTAGGACGACAGGGCGGACTTGCCGACCCGGCAGGCGCTGGCCGCTTCCTCAAGGCCACCACAGGCCTCGATCAGTTGCCTCGCCAGTCTGGCGTGTTCTCGGTTGGACAGGGGGCGCATCGTCTGGATGTTCCGTTCGGGTTTCCGGGTGACGCCTCCGGGCCTCGGGCCTAATCAGGCCACAGAGGGAGGAGACGGATGGGTGTCGTTGGCGGGTTGATCGGACAGGTGGGGCAGGGCGGCTGCGGCCTGGGCCAGAACTGCCCGTGCGGACTGGCTGACCGCCTTGGCGGCGGCGGCGTCGGCGACCATCTCGCGGCGGAGGCTGGAAAGAGCCTCCTCGCTGGCCCCGTTGCGGTGCCACATGACGTAACGCTCAACCGCCCCGGCCAGACGGTCGGCGCTGTTGCAGACGACTTCGCAGAGGCTGATCTTCATCGCGCAGCCTCCGGACGCACACCGCCGGGAGAGCCGGGGAGGGGGGAGGTGACTCCCCCGGCGGTGGCCGTCACAGTGGTGGTGTCCAACCCATCCACTGGAGCTGCGAGAAAATGGCGAAGGGCGTCCTCGATAACCCGCGCATCACCGTCCGCTGCGGCCACTGCGGCCACCAGACGCGCCGCGTCCTCGGTAAGCTCAAGGCGGAAGGGAAGCTCATCTGCCGGACGTGCGGCGGGGTCACGGAACTTGACCTCGCTCAACTGGACCAAGGCCTCGGCGCGGCCCGCAAGCGACTCGATGAGTTCCGAAAGGCCCTTCGGCGCTTCCGATAAGCTGGCGGCCAGCAGGTACAGCTGCCGGGAAAGCAGGTCGTGCCCCGTGACGGTCAGGCGGAGGGTGCAGTGATGCGTCGTTCTCATGCAGCGGCCGTCACGGTAAAGCTGCTCAACGTCACCACTGGAGCTGAGGGATGGAGGAGGTTGCCGGATGGGCTGGGCGCAACGCGGTCGAACTGATCGCAGCGGTTGCGGCCCTTGTCGGAACCGGGCTGCTGATCGAGCAACGCCTTCAGCGGAAGGAGTTTCCGCTGGAAGCTCAGCTGTCCGCGTCGGCGCGCAAGGACGGCCTGATCGGCTGCCGCATGATGGTCGAGCTTCCGCAGTGGGGCGCCCTCACTGTGGAGCGCATATCCGCCAAGGGCTTCGATCTGGCTCTGCCGACCTACGAGCGGGACGGCTTCGGCAGCCATCAAGAGACGGGACATCAGCCGTTCTCCCCGTCGCTGCACGAGCCGGTGTCGGCGCAGAAGTCGCTGCACTCTCCGCACCTGCTGCTGGACTTCCTCGCGCGCGCGGTCAGCTCACCCAACAGCCCGGAGCTGATGACCGCCGAAGTGCGAATGGTCCTCAGATCGCGCAGCATCATTCGCAGGACGATCACGTTGCAGACGAAGATCAGCGCCTGAAAGACGAAAAGCGTGTAAGCGGCATCGGTCATGCAGCGGCCTGTTCGGAAGGGGTGGAGGCCAACTCGGGAAAGAAGTCGTGCGGCTCGATGGCCACGCCCATGTCAGGGGCGACGCGCAAAATGCGCCGCATCTGGTCATGACTGAGGGAGTTGGACTTCTTCCGGCCCGCGATGGTGGACTGCGTGACGCCCGCGGCCGAGGCCAGTCGCGTCTGGTTGCCAAAGCGGCGGGTCAGATGGTCGATGACGTTCGTATCGGTCATGAGGCGATAATATCGGGTAAAACGATAATCGCAAGGGGCGATTTATCGGAGGCGCGACGATTTTTGATCGGGCAAACCCGCCAGATGAGCGACGCCCTGCCACCCGGGATGCGCCTTAAGCTGGAGCGGAAGCGGCTCGGTCTGACCCAGGCCCAGCTCGGCGAGCGCTTGGGCGTGGGGCAATCGACCGTTTCCGACCTTGAGAACGGCGGGCTGCAAAGCTGGCACGTCCACAGGGACGCGCTCGCCAAAATCTTCGGGCGCAAGCGGGCCTTCTTTGAGCCGGGCGACGTTCAGGTCGGGCAGCTTCCGCCCGAAGTGGACGCGGCGGCCGACATGCCCGGCAGCGTCGCCATACCCGAGTATGACGTGCGCCTTTCAGCAGGCGACGGCTTCGTCGTGGATCGGGAGTCCACCCGTCGCTATTGGTCTCTGCCCCGATTTCTTGTCGTTGACCGGCTGGGCTTGGACCCCGGCCAAGCTACGGTGCAGGAGGTCATCGGCGACTCCATGGAGCCGACGCTGCAAAGCGGCGACTACGTGCTGATAGACCTGACGGATCAACGGATCGGCTTACCGGGCGTGTTCGCGGTGTGGGACGGCGACGCCCTGGTGTGCAAGCGGCTGGAGCGCGTTCCCGGTGCGGAGCCATCGGAGGTCCGCTTGAAGTCCGACAACCCGCTCCACGGCGAGTATCGCGTTCCCGAGGACCGGGTGCGCGTTATCGGGAGGGTTCGATGGGTCACAAGGCGTATGTGATCGTCGCAGCGCTGGCGCTGGTCGGATGCGGCGAGTTTGGGGCCGAGGGTGAAGCCCGGCGGCTGGTGGCCGACCAACTCAAAGACCCGGCTTCGGCGCAGTTCCGCGGCATCGCCTCGGAAAGCGTGCCAGAGGGCGGCGTGACCACAGTTTACGTCTGCGGCGAGGTCAACGGCCGCAACAGCTATGGCGCCTATTCAGGCTATCAGCGGTTCGTTGTGGACCTGACGCGCGAGCGGGTTTGGTTCGATCCCACGGCAGAGGCTAGCGACTACGAGCGGCTGGCGTTCGAGGCCCGCTATCGGCTGGCCTGCTAGGTCGGCATCCGATAAATATCGTCAAAACCGATTGACCTAATCGGGCGTTCCGATATTATCCCTCCATCGAAAGACGGAGGGCGACATGCCGATCCCGGATCAAGCCAAGGCCGCTGCGGAGATTGCGCGGCTCAAGGATCACCTGACCTACCTGGCGAACCAAAGCCGCTGGGATGCAGAGCTGACGGCGGCGATGGATCGCTGTCGGGCTCAACTGGCGGCGGCGGAGATGCAGCACATCCCGACCGTGCGGGCGCGTCTGGCGCGCCATATCGAGCGCCACGCGCAATACGTCCAACTCGGCGACTCCTACGGCATCTGGGAGCATGAAACGGGCGCTGCGAAGTGCCGGGCCGCTCTCGCCGCTCGGCTCCGCAGCTCTCCGCGTCTCAACTCAACGCAAGGCTCTGACAAATGAAAACCTCTATCGCCCGCCTCACACTGTCCTCGGTCAGCCCCTATTCGCAGTCTCGGCAGCACGACGCGCCGATGCTGGAGGGCGAGGACAGGGACGCCTACGACGCCCGCACGTGGCGCGAGAAGCTGAACGTCGAAACCCGCGACGGGCGGCCGGTTGTCGTGGTTCCGGCTCACGGCCTGATGCAGGCCTTCGCCTCAGCCGCCAAGTATTCCAAGCGCCAGATCCCCGGTCAGGGCAAGGCGACTTGGACTGCCAAGTTTCTCGCTGGCGTCATGCTGGTTGAAAGCCCCAGCCTCGGCGTCAGCCCGGACGATGTGACCTGCGTCACCATCTCGGCCAACTCAGACGGCGTGCGCGGTTCTGGCAAGCGTGTCCCGCGCCGGTTTCCCGTGATCAACGAGTGGTCCACGACCTTCGACGTTTACATCCTCGATCCGATCATCACCGAAGACGTGTTCCGGGAGATGGTCGAGATCGCCGGGATGTTCATCGGCATCGGCCGCTTCCGCCCCGAGAAGGGCGGCACGAACGGCCGCTTCAAGATCACGGCTCTGGACTGGCAGGACAACCGCCAGCTGGTGGCGTGATGGATACGCCTCGCAGCGCACCGTCCCGCTTTGCGTCGCATCGCGCCGCTTCGCGCCGCTACTTGCCGCTCCGCATCTCAACGCAACGCAACGACCCTCCGCTCCGCATCTCGCCGCTCGGCTTCGCCTCGCTGCGCAGCGCATCTCAGCACAAGGCATCGCAATGATCTCGACTGAAATCTCTCCCGACGTGGCCGCCTTGGTGGAGCGGCTGATCGACAGCAAGCCCGGCGATCTGGTGTCCTATGGCGCCTTGACCGCCGTGGTCGGCCGCGACGTGCGCGGTGAGCATCGCTGGCTCGTCCTCAGGGCCATGGATGTCGCCGCCCGCGATCACGGCGCGATCTTCGGCAATGAGCGGGGCAAGGGCTATGTCCGCCTCGCCGCTGAGGACGCTCACACGATCGGTTCGACCGCCCGGAGCGCGATCAAGCGCAAGGCGCGCAAGGCCGGGAAGCTGATCCGGTTCGCCACCTCTCGCCAGAACAGCCTGTCGCCCGACGCGGCGCGGAAGGCCAACGCCGAACTGTCGGTCCTGGGCCTCCTGGAGCACCTGTCCCGCGACAAGAACGCGGCGCCGCAGGAGGTTCACGAGCGCCGGCCGGAGCCGGTCGCCATCGTCGGTCAACGCCTGATGGAGGCCATGCGCTGATGTCAACCGCCGCCAACAGATACGAAATCGTCGCCCGCGCTGCGTCCCTGATCGGCAAGCCGTGGCGCGTAGATGGCCACGGCCCGGACCATTACGATGCATGGGGCGTGGTCGCTCACGCGCTGGGGTCGTCGGTGTCGCCCCCACGAAGCAACTGCGGTCTGTCTAGTATGGCGGCGCGATCATTCCGCGCCATGCTGTGTGAGCGCATTGATGTGGTCGAGGCCAAGCCCGGCGACGTTATCGCGTTCTGGGTTCCCCGGATGCGCTACATGGCCCGCGAAGGGATCCATGTCGCGGTGCTGATCTGGCCGGACGGAGGCAACTCGCGCTTCATTCACAGCATCCCAGGCGGCGGTGTCGTTGAGGGCAAGGTCGGGTCTCACATCGAGCCGGTCGCCGCGTTCCGCCACAACCCGGCGCTGACTTGGCCGATGCCGTCGAGGGCCGCGTGATGGAACACGTCTCCGCCCCCCTTGGCCGTGTGCTGGAGAAGCTGCGCCCGGCCCCGCCGCGTGAGCCCCGGAAGTATCGCGCCGAACACGGCCTGATCCTGTCCCCGCTGGGTTCGGTGATCAGACCGGAGCGCGCCCGCACATGGCGCGACGTGAACCTCGACCTCGCCCGTCAGGCCGTTGACGGCGACGCCGCGACTGCCGTCCGGGTGGCGCAGATCGCCTACCACCTGAGCATCGCCGACGAGCTGTCCGCCGCCATCGCAGCGGCAGAGGCCTACGAGTGCGAGCCGAGCGTGAAGGGGGTGGCGGCGTGAGCACCATCGCCCGACGCCTTGAGGCCATCATCGACGCGGCCATAGGTTATTCGCCCCTCGTGAACGGGCGTATCGTCTATGTCCCGCTCGCGGACCTGTATGACGCCGTGGGGGCGCTCGACGCGGCGCATGACGCGCTTCTAACGGCGCTCCCCTACGCTGAGAGCGAGCAGGACAACCCCGCCTACAAGCCGGGCGCGGTGGCCGCCGTGGTCAAGAAAATGCGCGCCGCCATCGAGAGGGCCGCCGCATGATCCGCGACACCCTCCGCACCCTGACCGGCCCCCAATGGGCTCGTCTCATCGCCTGCGCTGTCGCGTGGGCTGGAATGACCTTCGCCGCCTACTGCTTCGTGTGGAGCATCGGGGCGGCTCTTATGAGGAGCATTTGATGCGCACCATCACCGACCCGTCCTGGCACCCGCCGCATCCGCTGGGCCTGTCTGACCATCCGTCGTGGGCCGCCGTCCGCGAGCGCCGCGCCGAGCTTGAGGCCATGCGAGCGCAGAACGTCCCGGCCCCGTGGTGGGCTCGCCGCAAGTCCTAACCCCTTTCCCAACCGGCAAGAGCCCTGCCGTCGCTAAGAACGGCGGCAGGGGTGCCGGGGAGATACACCATGCGCCTCGCACAGGACCGCCCCGCCCCCAAGGGCCTCATTGCCGAGCCGGGATGCTTCGTCGGGCTCGACCTGGCCCGGTATCATGGCCAGCCCACCCTTGGCCCGTCGATCAGCTCGTCCGGCCTTCGCACGATCTGGGCGGAGAGCCCGGCGCACTACTGGTGCCGGTCGCCTCTAAACCCCGACCGGCTCCCGGAGGAGGACAAGCCGCACTTCGCCCTTGGCCGGGTGGCGCACACCTTGCTCCTTGAGGGTAGGGACGGGCTGCTCAAGGACTACGCTCTGCGCCCGGAGGAGTATCCCGACTACCGGACCAAGGAGGCGAGGGTCTGGCGGGACGAACAGGTTCTCGCCGGCCGGACCATCATCACCCAATCCGACCTTGAGAAGGTTGAGGGCATGGCCCGGTCGCTGTCGGCTCACCCTCTGGTGAAGGCGGGCATTCTGGACGGCGCCGTAGAGCGGTCCCTGATCTGGAAAGACCCGGAAACCGGGGTGTGGCTCAAGGCCCGGCCGGACGTGATCCCGAACGCCTCCGGAGACTTCTCCGATCTCAAGACCACGCCCAGCGTCGCCTATGACGCGCTGGAGCGGTCCCTCGCGTCCTATCACTACGCGATGCAGGGCGCCCTTGTGGCGATGGCCTCCGAGGCCGTCCTCGGGCTCAAGATGCAGTCTTTCACCCTCGTCTGGGTGGAGAAGGAGCCGCCCTTCTGCGTCCGGGTCACGACGCTGGACGATGCCGACCTCGAACGCGGCGCGCGTCAGGTCCGGGCCGCCCTGCGCACCTTCGCCCACTGCCTGAACACCGGCCACTGGCCCGGCCCCGGCGGCGACCGCGCCGAATATCTCCGCCTCCCGACCTGGGCCGCCAATCGGGTCGATACCGAACTCCAGATCGCCACCGCATCCAACGACACCGCCATTCCTGACGAGGCCGCCTAAACATGAACGCTCAAGTCCCCGCTCTCACCGCTGGCGGTTCTGTCGCCGCCATCATCCCGCAGTCGCTGGACGACGCCTTCCGCCTGTCCAAGGCCATCGCCCTGTCGGGTCTGGCGCCGAGGGGCATGGACAAGCCCGAACAGATCACGGTCGCCATCATCGCCGGGGCGGAACTCGGGCTGGCCCCGTTTCAGGCTCTCCAGTCGTTCGCCGTGGTCAACGGCCGCCCGACCCTGTGGGGCGACGGCCTCATGGCCGTGGCGCGAGCGCAGGGCATCAAGTGCCGGGAATGGATCGACGGCGAGGGCGACAATCTGGAGGCCCACTGCGAGGTGACGCGCCCGGACACCGGGGAAGTCATCGCCCGATCGTTCTCCGTCGCCGACGCCCGCAAGGCCAGCCTCTGGGGCAAACAGGGGCCGTGGCAGTCCTACCCGAAGCGGATGCTGCAGATGCGCGCTCGGGCGTGGGCTCTGCGTGACGGGTGCGCCGACATGCTCCGCGGGTTCCAAGTCAGGGAGGAGGTCGAGGACATGACCGCGACCGTGGTCCGCGACATCACCCCACCCCGGCAGAACACCGGCCTTGAGGCCCGCCTCGCCGCCCCGGCGCAGACTCCCACCGAGGGCTTCGGCGCCGTCAACGGCCTCGACCCCGACGACCAGATCCCCGACTTCGGCGACGGCTCTCCTGACGCCGCCGGAACCGCCCCTGCCGACTCCTCCCCGGCAGAGGGCGACACTGCCGCAGCCGGTCTCGCCGAGGCCAACGCCGTTGAAGAAACGGGACCGGCTGCGGGCCTTTCCCCGGTCGAGCTTCTGGCGTGGGCCGACACCCTCAAGGCCGATCTGGACGGGCTCTCGCTGGAGCAGATCGACGCCATCCTCGCCAGCGACAACGAGAAGGCCAACTTCGCCCAGCTCCAGTCCGAACAGCCCCAGGTCGCGCTTGACCTGAACCGGGCCATCGGTCGGCGCAAGCGGGAGTTGGTCGGGTGACCCTCTCCCACGAGCAACGCGCCATCAAGGCCGCATGGGACCGGGTGAAGCGGGAGAAGAACCGCGAGCGCCGGCAGTCGATCAAGGCCCAGCGGCCAGCAGAGAAGCGCAGCCGGGGCAGGGAGCGGGATGCGGCGCACCTAGCTTTCGTCCGGCGGCTTCCGTGCGTCACCTGTCTGGCCCCGGCGCCGAACGACGCGGCGCACATCCGCATGGCTTCACCGGAGCGGGGGAAGCTCCCGACCGGGATGCAGGTCAAGCCGAGTGACCGATCTTCTGTTCCTCTCTGCCGGACCTGTCATTCCACCCAGCATGGCGGGTCGGAGGCGCGGTTCTGGTCTGAGCGCGGGATCGACCCATTCGCTGTAGCCGACCGCCTCTATGCCGTCAGCGGGGATGACGCCGCCGCAACCCTGGTGATCCGTGCAGCCCGTGAACTGGCCTACGGGCCTGAGACAGGAGATGACGAATGACTATCTGGGGCAACGCCGACTTGGCGGATCGGCTTAACATGGGTGTGGCCCGACACACTGACGCTCGGGATGTCATGGGCGCAGAGGCGGCTATGCGCGTAGCGGCGGCGCGCATCATGACACTGGACGCCGATCTGCGCCTCCTTACCGACGAGCTGTCGGCCATGCTCGGATACATGCGGAACGCCCGGATTGACCTTGAGACTGGCGCTCCCAAGGCAACGGCCATCCGCACGCTGTCCGGGGGCATCAAACGGGGCGAACGAGCCCTTGATCGCGCCACAGGAGCCACAGATGACTGACCAGACCCAGCGTGATGATCTGAAGCAGAGACTGCGGCGTGTCGAGAGCGGCAGTCCTCGCGGCGCGTTCACGACCAACTGGTATCGCAACCCCGACGGCCCCGAAGCCGCCGACCGCATCGAGCGGCTGGAGAGGGCGCTGCGGGAAATATCACAGCCACAATACGGGATCGGGTTTAACGGCCTTCGCCGCATCGCCACCGCAGCCCTGAAAGGACAGGAAGGATGACCGACATCAACGCGGATCTGGTGGGTGGGGATGTGGGCGACCGACTTGACGCCATGCTTCGCAAACATGTGGGGCGGGCGGTGTCGGAAGGGGTCGCCATTGGCCTGCAAGCCGCCATCGACGCACTCAAGGGAGGTCAGCCGCACACGGCGGCGGAAAACCAAACTTGGGACAGCGCTATGGCGTTTCTGGCCGTTTTAAAAGCGCAGCACTCCAAGCGCCTCACAGCCCTACAGGAGCCCGGCCAATGAAGCGGCAGGCCCGAGAGAGCATCACCCTGCCGCACGATGTTGGCAGCTTCATTCGCGGACGGGTGCGTGTGCTAGTTCAGGAGGACCGCGCGATCATCGACCTGATCTGCGACGGCTACATTCAGGGCATGACTGACCTGCTCGCCCTGCAAGCGAGGGAGACCGGTCATGGATAAGCTGGAAGTGGTGGGGTGGCGCGCCCGCTGCCAAGACTGGATTGACGGCGTATGGGACGTGATGCGGGATCAACCGCCCCAGGGTGACTACTGCCAGCGCCAAGCCCTCACCCCTCACGCCCCCGCACAGGCCGAGATCGACAGGCTGCGGAATGCCTGCGCCCAACAGAACGAAGAAGTCTGTCAGGTGCTCGGGAAAGCACTTGGCTACCCTTGGTTCAAGGACCACTTCCCAGACGCGTCCGAAGCGGACGGCGTATGCGTCAGCGACCACGTGGCCGAGAGCTTGGCCGACGAGGCCGCCGCTCGCATCAAGTCTCTTGAAGCCCGCGCCCTAGCCGCAGAGGCAGAGGTATCCCGCCTCACCGACCTGAACCGAGAGCTTGAGGGCCTCCTGGTCACTCAGGACATCTGCCTCGACAAGATCAAGGAGCAACGCCCGTGACCCTTTCCGAACTCATCATCGCCATCGGAGACGACAAGGTCCAGTTCCAAAACCTGGACCACGCGGCCACCTCGCTCGACTACTCGGCCCGCAAGGGGTCAACCATTACCTTCGGGACGGAGCAGCGGATCACCCCTCAGGGGACTGAGCGCCTTGGCCTGGTCCTCTGGCTCCCGCGCGATGCCGTGGCGACCGTCATGGAGAAGCGCCCGTGAGAAACTGGCTCTACGACCTCCGCACCGACCCTGGCTATGCCTTCGGTCAGCTCGCCGCCCTCATCATTGTAGCGCTCCTCGCTACGTTTGTCGTGCTGCTGGCTGGGGCAGTCCTCATCCCCCTTGCCGCGTTCATTTGGGAGTTCTGGTCATGACTGAGTATAGACTGGTTCCGGTGGAGCCGACTGAGGAGATGATCGAGGCGGCTTGCACGTTCGAGACGTGGGGCTGGGGCTTCACGCGCGAACTGGACCGAGAGGCCGCAGCGGCAACCTACGCCGCCATGCTCTCAGCCGCACCGCCCACACCTACGCGGGAGGCTATCGAAGCGCAGCTGGACAAGCACATCTACGCCGAGGCCGAGAGCGAGGGTGTTGCATGGGTCGGCGTGCGGGGCATCCGTGAAGCCGCCGACGCCATCCTCTCTCTGCTGAGGAGCCAGTCATGATGAACACCCCCGCCCAAATCGCCACAGGCCGCAAGCTCTTGGCTCGCTACGGGTCATGGGATGCGGTGAGGGCGGCCAGCATTCTCCGCAATGGGGTGTGGCTGGTGATGCCGGCCGACCGTGGACGCTTATCAGCCCTTGCCGCGCGTATCCGGCCGCATGTGGCCACCACAAAGGAATGAACAGATGAGCGAGTGGAAGCCTATCGAGAGTGCGCCGAAGGATGGGACGTGGGTGCTGCTCGGCTACGAAGGGTCAGACACCATCATGATCGCGTCCTGGAATGGAAGATCATGGGACGACGGCGACTTCCATTCGACCATCGACGGAGCGACGCACTGGATGCCCCGGCCCAATCCTCCGGGGGAGGGGTGATGCGAGAGCCCGCGAACGACAACGGGTTCCGCCCGGCTGACGTGAAGCGTGCGATCCGCGCCGCCGTGTCCGCTGGACAGACCGTTGCCGCAGTGGACTTTCCGAAGCAAGGTGGCTTCCGGCTCCTGATCGGCGAGCCGGTGAAGATCGACCTGGAGCGGGCCGCGAACGCCGTCAACGAGTGGGACGACGTTCTGCCCGCATGAGCGGCATGGCCACGGCGAACATCCCCTACGTCCAGACCTTCACCAATCGGCACGGGAAGGTGCAGCGGTATTTCCGCCGGGCGGGCTGGCCGCGCAAGGCGCTGCCGGGCGAGCCGGGGTCTGCCGAGTTCATGATCGCCTATGCCGAGGCGATGCAGGCGGCCCCGCTTCCGAAGGCCAAGGCCCAGCCGCAGCCAAGATCCATTAACGCGCTGGTGGTCGAGTATTACAGGTCGGCCGAGTGGAAGGCGCTGCGCCCCAGCACCCAACGGGGCTATCGCAACCACCTTGAGCGCTTCCGGGCCAAGTATGGCCACCGGGGCGTCTCGTCGATCCAGCCTCATCACCTTGAGGCGATCTTCCACCAGATGAGCGACACACCCGGCGCGGCGCGGAACCTCCGAAAGCGCCTGCGCCGACTCTTCCGGCTGGCCGTGCGGCTGGGCTGGCGATCCGACAACCCCGTGGCCGAGACCGAGGCCCCCCGCACAAAGACGGGCGGGTTCGCCCCTTGGACCGAGGACGACATAGCGGCATTCGAGGCCAGATGGGAGGCCGGCACAAAGCCCCGGCTGGCGTTGGCGCTCTTGCTCTACACCGGCCAGCGGCGGAGCGACGTGGTCCTCATGGGCCGCCAGCACGTCAAAGCGGGCCGGATCAGCGTGGCCCAGGTCAAGACAGACGCCCGGCTTAGCATCCGCATCCACGACGCGCTTAAGGCCGAGCTGGACCAATGCCCGACCGACGCGCTGACGTTCCTGCGGACGGAGTATGGCCGTCCATTTTCAGCCGCCGGGTTCACGAAGTGGTTTGTCGCGCGGGCGGTTGACGCCGGTCTGATCGATCTATCCCCGCACGGACTCCGCAAGGCCGCCGGGCGCAGGCTGGCCGAGGCTGGATGCAGCGCGAAACAGATCGCCGCCGTGCTGGGACACGCATCGCTAAACGAGGTCGCCCGCTACACGCGCGACGCGGATCAGGAGCGCTTGGCAGACGCCGCGATTGACGCCCTGCGGATCAAGGGGTGAACGGCATCCGGTCACACCCTTCTGTCACACCCTACAGCGCATTGAAGCCAAACGGGTTTTTGAAGGGGTGGTAGGCCCGGAGGGACTCGAACCCCCAACCAGACCGTTATGAGCGGTCGGCTCTAACCATTGAGCTACGGGCCCGCGCGGACGCGAGGCGCTGGCCTAGCAGGGACCGGCGCGGCGGAAAAGCGGCGGGGGTGAGCAGGATGTCATGCCGATGAACGGATCCTGTCGATAGATTTGGTGATACGTCACACAGCCATCTGGCGGAACTTCCCAAGATTGAGCTTGACAACTTATAGCGCGAACCCGAACGTTGTTATCGGGGTCGACGCTTGAGGAGGCGTCCCTGATGGGGCGATCGAAGATGCTTCGCTTTTTCCTCTCTGTCGCGTTCGTCCTTTTTTCTTTCATCGCCATGGCTCGCGCGGAGCCTGTTGCGCCTGACGGACGCGCCGACTTGTATCGTGTCGATGCGCAAGTCTTTGTTGGCAACCAATTGGTGGGGCGGCCCACCATGCTTATACACGAGGGCGGCGACGCCTTGATCGCTGTCCTGGATGTTGATGGGTATGCTCTGGGAATCCAACTCCGCCAGCCCGAGGCGTTGGGCGGCGGGGCCGGTAGTATTGCCCTCCATGGCACTTTGCATCGCCCGGACGGGCGTGGCGGTTGGGTTGTCGCGGGCAGGCCCGTGGCGGTTCTTGCGCCGGGAGCTGAAGTGTCCGTCAATGTGACCGCTGCACAAATGTCGGATTCATATAGAGTTCATTTCGCGCTGGCCCGAACCGGCCGGACAATCGAATTGAGCGAAGTCCAGCCCATCGAGGACTGTCATGCTTATAGGGTTGTCGTTCTCGGTCAGAAGGCCCCTAGAAATGTGTCCATGCAGTCGAGCGGAGAAGTCGGGGGCGAAGAAGGGTCGAGCAGCTGCAAGAGTGGCCCCGTAACGTGCTGTGGCTCAGCCGGCAGCTGCTGCTACGATTACAACCTGCCCGACAGGCCGGGGTGTTGCGTGCCCTGAGTGCGCGTGGTGAGCCGGATGTCATGCAGATGAACGGAACCTGCAGGCAGGGCCACCGCGTTCATTCAGCCGGCCGGGGCCAGTGTCCGGCTGTCGACCGGCGCGATCGCCGGTTTCCGTCTTCAGGAGACGTCCGCATGTCCCGTTCCGTTCTCGCCGCTGCTCTGGGCGCCGCCATGCTCGCCACCGTCGCCACTGCGCCGGCGGTGGCCCAGGTGCAGCCGGTGCAGATGATGCAGCCGGCCCCGTCGCTGAACCTCTCGGCGACCGGCGAGGTGAAGCTGGCCCCCGACATGGCCACCCTCACCTTCGGCGTGGTGACCGAGGCGGCCAGCGCCGCCGAGGCCATGCAGCTGAACGCCCGGCGCATGACCGAGGTCAGCGCCGCCCTCCGCCGCGCCGGCATTGCCGAACGCGACATCCAGACCGCCGGGCTGAACCTGTCGGCCCAGTACGACTATGTGCAGAACGAGGCCCCGCGCCTGCGCGGCTACCAGGCCTCGAACCGGGTGACGGTGATCGTGCGCGACCTCGCCCGCACGGGCCAGGTGGCCGACGCGGTGGTCGCCGCCGGGGTCAACCAGATCGACGGCGTCAGCTTCGGGCTGCAGGATCCGTCGGCGGCCGAGGATCAGGCGCGCCGTCTGGCGGTGCGGGCGCTGCAGGCGAAGGCGGCGCTCTACGCCGAGGCGCTGGGCGTCCGGCTGGACGGGATCCGCAGCCTGACCGAGGGCGGCGGCTATGCGCCCCCGCCGCCGATGCCGATGTACCGGATGGCGGCCGTCGCCGAGGGCATGGACGCCTCGACCCCGGTGTCCGGCGGCGAGCTGACCGTGCGGGTCGACATCACCGGAGTGTACGATCTGGAGCGGTGAGGGCGCTTCCCCCTCCCCCTTTATGGGGGAGGGGGACCGCGAAGCGGTGGAGGGGGCTTCAGCGCCCCCCCCCCTCTGTCTCGTCGCTGCGCGACGATCCACCTCCCCCATAAAGGGGGAGGAGAGCGTCAGGGGGGCGAGAGATCGTCCCGCCGGTCAAGGGATCACAGCGGCCACAGCGAGGTCACGGCGACCACGACGGGCCCTTTGCAGCGGCGCGCGAAGCGCCTTCCTGTCTGACGTCGACCAGAGAAGGCGCCTCCGGCGCAGCGGGCGCGACCCCGCTGTGTCCTCTGTGTCTTCGCTGTGCTCGTTGTGATGAACCGGCGACGGTCGCCCTACCAGCAAGGGGTCGGGGTTGGCGCCCGGTCCGCCGCGCCGCCCCCACCCGGCTTCGGCCTGCGGCCTCAGCCACCCTCCCCATGACGGGGAGGGAGACGTGGTCCTCACGCCGCGCGCTTGATCTCGTTGCGGTCGTCGAGGAGGACGACGGTCGGGTTGTAGTTGCGGGCCTCTTCCTGCGGCAGCTGGCCGTAGGTGACGATGATGACGCGGTCGTTCTTCTGCACCAGACGGGCCGCCGCGCCATTGACGCCGATCACGCGCGAGCCGCGCGGCGCCTCGATGGCGTAGGTGGTGAAGCGCGCGCCGGTGGTGATGTTCAGCACGTCGACCTGCTCGTGCGGCAGGATGTCGGCGGCGTCCAGCAGGTCGCGGTCGATGGCGATCGAGCCCTCGTAGTCGAGGTCGGCCTGGGTCACCACGGCCCGGTGCAGCTTGGACTTCATCAGGGTGACCAGCATGGGCGGTCTCCGGAACTGGGGCGGGGCAGGGCCCCGTGATGCGGCGCATATAGGGATTTCGGCCCCGGCCATCAATCGTGCGTGCTGCGTTGCAGCAGGGACGCGGCCGGAGGTCGCGTTACAGGGCCTTCATTTGATTTAAGGGGGTCGCGCACTATGGTTTGAGCGGGCCCGTACGGCGGGCTGGCGGCAGAAGGCGGCATTTCGGCCATGAAGCAGTTCTTCCTCACGCTGGCGGGCGTCTTCGCCGGGCTGGTTCTGTTCGTGATCCTCGTTCCGGTGGCCCTGATCGGGCTGGCCGCGGCGGGCTCCTCGGCCCCGACCACGGCCCCGGGCACGGTGCTCGAGCTGGACCTTCGCGAGGGCTTGACCGACCAGCCGCCGACCAACCCCTTCGCCAGTTTCGGCGGGGCGCAGCTGTCGGTGCTTGAGGTGGTCGATGCGCTCGACCGCGCCGAGGACGACCGCAACGTCAAGGCGGTGCTGATCCGTCTGCCGGAGATGGGCATGACCCCGGCCGCCGCCGACGAGGTGCGCCAGGCCATCCGCCGCTTCCGCGCCGCCGGCAAGCCGGTCATCGCCCACAGCCAGGGCTTCCTGCCGGTCGGGGCGGTGCTGTCCAGCTACATGGTCGGGGCCTCGGCCTCGGAGCTGTGGATGCAGGAGACCTCCAGCTTCCAGGCCACCGGCTTCTCGGCCGACGAGATCTTCCTCGGCGACGCCTTCCGCCGCTACGGCGTGACCGCCGATTTCGAGCAGCGCTACGAGTACAAGAACGCGGTCAACGTCTACACCGAGAACGATTTCACCCCGGCGCACCGTGAGGCGATGCTGTCCTGGATGCGGTCGCTGTACGACCAGGCCCTGGCCGCGGCGGCCGCGGACCGGCGCATGACCCCGGCCGCCATGCGCGATCTCATCGAGGGCGGGCCCTATCCGGCGGACCGCGCCGTCGCCCTGAAGCTGATCGACAAGGTCGGTCAGGTCGAGGAGGCCCAGACCGAAATCCTGCGCCGCGCCGGCAATGGCGCCAAGCTGGTGCCGCTGCGCGACTATGTCTCCAGCCACGGTCTGCAGGCCGGCTCGGGCGCTGACGCCATCGCCATCGTCCAGGCCGAGGGCGCCATCGTGACCGGCCGCGACAGCGGCGGCGGCTTCGGCTCCGGGGCCATGATCTATTCGGACGATACGGCCAAGGCGATCTACGACGCCATCGAGAACCGGGCGGTGAAGGCCATCGTCGTGCGCGTGTCCTCGCCCGGCGGCTCGCCGGATGCGTCGGAGCAGATCCTCGCCGCCATCCGCGCCGCCAAGGCCGCGGGCAAGCCGGTGGTCATCTCCATGGGCGCCTACGCCGCCTCGGGCGGCTACTGGATCAGCTCCGAGGCCTCGGCCATCGTGGCCCAGCCCTCGACCCTGACCGGCTCGATCGGCGTGTTCGGCGGCAAGTTTGTGCTGAGCGAGGCGCTCGGCCGGTTCGGGGTCGACATCCGCGCCCTGTCGGTGGGCGGCGAGTACGCGGACGCCTTCTCGCCGGTGACTCGTTTCGACGGCGCCGACCGCACCGCCTTCGCCAGCTCGATCGACCGCACCTACGACCAGTTCATCACCCGGGTGGCCACGGGCCGCAACCTGCCGGAAGCGCGGGTGCGCGAGATCGCCCGCGGTCGCGTCTGGACCGGGGCCCAGGCCCGCGAGCTGGGCCTGGTGGACGAGCTGGGCGGCCTGCACGAGGCCATCGCCCGGGCCAAGGCGCTGGCGGAGATCGAGGCCGACGCCCCGGTGCGCCTGATCCGCTACCCGGCCGAGAAGTCGCCGTTCGAGGCCCTGTCCGCCATCTTCGGGGTTTCGGCCGAGGGCGCCCGGGCGCTGGCCACGGTCGGGACCGTGATGAGCGATCCGGAGGCCCAGGCCCTCATGGCCCGGGCCCGGGCCGAGCAGCTGCGGTCGCAGGGCGGGGTCGTTCTGGCCGACCAGCCGCTGCGGTGAGCCGCCGACCCTCACACCGGGCTGTGAACGTCCGACGCATTGACCGCGTGGGTGCGGAGTCCGACATTGACGTCACGGCGCACGCCGTCCCTGCGAGGCAGCTGACATGACCGGCACCAAGGACCGCTTCGTCCACTACCGCCTCGGCGCCGCCGGAGGCCCGCGCGTGCTGCGGCCGCTGACCTGGCTGCTCGGGGTCATCGCCACCGGCGTGGCCGTCACGCTCGGGGCCGTGCTGGCGGTGCTGACCGCCGCGGCGGTGGCCGTGCTGGCGCTCGTCGCCGGCGTGACCATGCTGTTCACCGGCATGGCGCTGAGGGCGCGGCGCACGGTGCGGGCCCACTCGGCCGCCGACGGGGTGCTGGACGCCCGCAAGGTCGGCGACACCTGGGTCACCTACGGCTGGGACCGTCAGGGTCGCTGAGGCCGGTGACGCTGCAGTTCATCGAGGCGCCGTCGCCGAACTTCAACGCCCGGCGCGGCCCGCCGGACGCCATCGTCCTGCACTACACCGGCATGCAGACGGGCGAGGCGGCGCTGGCGCGCCTGCGCGACCCGGAGGCGAAGGTCTCGTCCCACTATCTGGTCGAGGAAGACGGCCGTATCTTCCGGCTGGTCGATGAGGCGCGCCGCGCCTGGCATGCCGGCCAGGGGGCCTGGCAGGGCGAGACCGACTTCAATTCCGTCTCGATCGGCATCGAGATCGTCAATCCGGGCCACGAGTGGGGCTATCGCGACTTTCCCGAGGCCCAGATCGCCGCGGTGACGGCGCTGGTGGCCGACATCCGTAGCCGCTGGAGCATCCCGGACGCCCGCATCATTGGCCATTCCGACTACGCCCCGGCGCGCAAGGAGGACCCCGGCGAGCGCTTCCCCTGGAAGCGGCTGGCCGAGGCCGGCCACGGCCTGTGGTTTGAGCCCGCCCCGGAGCGGATCGCGGCGCTGGGCGGCCTGCTGCAGCCCGGCGACGGCGGGGTCGGGGTGCTGGTGCTGCGCTCGGGCCTGCACCGGCTGGGCTATGGCCTGGCCCCGTCCGGCGACTATGACGAGGAGACGCGTCTGACCGTGGCCGCCTTCCAGCGCCACTGGCGGCCGTCGCGGGTCGACGGCATCGCCGACGGCGAGACCCGCGCCCGGCTGGTCGGCCTGCTGCAGCTGGCCTCGGCCGAGAGCGTCACCGGGGTGCTGAACTAGGACTCCGGGCGGTCCTGATACGGGCCGAAGATGCGGAGCACCGTTACGATCCGGCCCGTCTCATCGATGTGATACCGCAGGGCGTAGCCCTCCACTATCCGTTCCCGGACAGCTCGGTATCCGATGTTCGGCCAGCGGACCGGGGCCACGCCAAGGTCGGCCACGGCGGCGTTGATCCGTTTCAGTCGGGCACGAGCCTTGGCCCCGCTGCCGGCCTGTAGCAGCCACTGGCGGGTCGCCAGCAGGTCCAGACGCGCCTGACGGGTCAGGCGGACGTGGTAGTCGCCCGGCATCTAGTCTGTGGAGTCGGCGCTCACGTCCTCGCCTGCGGCCCAGCGGTCTAGCCAGTCCAGAGCGGCCTGGCCCGAGATGACCCGGCCATGGGCGATGTCGTCGAACGCCTCGTCCAGACGGGCGCGTTCCCACGCCAGCCGCGCCGCGCGCCGGGCCGGCGTCTCGGACTCAAGGTCCACGGGCAGCTCGGGCGCCGGTTCGGACATGACGGGACTCTACCACGCTGCGGGGGCGCCGGCGAGTTGACGGCGCGCGTCCGGAGGCTCACCTAGGGCCCGCCAGACGGCCGGGCGGTCGCGGCGGGGTTCGCCCTGTCGAGGAAAGTCCGGGCTCCACGGTGAAAAGGCGGCGGGTAACGCCCGCCCGGGGTGACCCGAGGGATAGCGCCACAGAAAGCAAACCTCCGGCCCTGCGGGGCCGGGAAGGGTGAAAGGGTGGGGTAAGAGCCCACCGCGGCTTCGGTAACGCGGCCGGCATGGCAAGCCCCGCCTGGAGCAAGACCGAATAGGGGCGTCGCGCGGACTCCGGTCCGCAGGGTTCACCGCCCGAGACGCCCGGGTAGGTCGCGAGAACCGCCCAGCGATGGGCGGTCCAGAGGAATGATCGTCACCCGCCCCCGGGCGGGTACAGAACCCGGCTTACAGGCCGTCTGGCGCCTCTCCTTTCCCACTTCCGCCCAGGTCGATGAGGTCCGTTACTGTAACTGTTCTGTATATGTTCTCGCCCGGCCGAGGTTTTCCACAGGCTGTCCCCCGGGCTTTGGTAAAGTCTCGTCAACCAATCCCATTGAGGCCCATTCCAGCCCATGCTATCCCAATCAGATGATTTGGGGCTGAC